CGTAGGGATAAAATAGGGGGTCTGATGTATGTAATTTAAAATGAATAATTTGATTTTTATCAAGAACCACATATTTACGCTTACCCATATCCTCACCTTGCCCACCAAAAGAATCCCAGGTATCTTTGTCTGGGAGTTCTTGAATAAAATCAGTTAGATACCCATACTCGTTTTCTACCCTAAGAATATATTTTGGGTTTAAGACCTTAATTCTTTGAATACCTTTCTTAGGTTGATTCAAATCAACTACAGCCTCAGTAAAGCAGTCCCCATACTTAACAGTATTTCTTACGATATCCCAATAAGTTTTATCTAATTTAATGGTTTTAAATAATTCTCTAAGCTCATCAACGACTACTTGATAATCAGAAATAATTTTCCACCTCTCGCCACGAATGTCTCTTTGAGTACAATCATCAGCATAAATATCAAACGCTGCCCCCACTTCAGGGTAGTCATCCATTTTTTCATACTCAGCGTAGCGTTTTCTTCTACTACTCTCAACTTGTGGAGTTACAAGATCAGAAATACTCGTCCTATTAACCCCAAACCCAACTGCATCTGTTGGCCTAATTGTGACATCAGTAACCGCAGCATCGCCAGCCAAGGGAGCCAACACAGTATTTCCAGGAGAGGTTTGTTGTGATATGTGGGGGTGGGCTTTGGTAGCGAAAAATTTAGCAAACCACTTACCAAACTTCCCAGTAGGGTAAAAATAAGAACCTACTCTACCTTCTGGCCCAGCTCCGAAGGTAGTATAACCCTCAGACTCGTTAATTACCTCTTTTTCTTTTACTTCATTAACCATTTTATATCCTCTTCTGTAATACCACCAAAAGATTGTAGTCTCACTTTATTATTTATTGATGGTAGAAGTAATTTTGGATCTTTCTTTTCTCCCTGAGAATATTCCATAGGAGTAGTTCCCATTAAGGACTGCATCCCATAAACAGCAACCCCCAAACTAGTTACTAAATCATCATTTTTGCCCTTATCAGCCTCTATTCTTCCGCCCTCCCTAACAATAAAACTCATAAATTCATCTACCGTGCGCTGAGAATTGATTTTCAGACGATTAGTTCTGATTGATTCCTCTAATTTAGCCAAAATCTCTTCTCTATTCCTTGCTGTTACTTGAAGACCCATATTACCTTTATTATCTGCCCACAAATTCTCATATTCTAGATTAGTAAATAACCAATCAATAAGGTTATTCCCAATTGTATTACGCTCAATGATAACATGGGCTACATTATATAGATTAGCTTCATTATTAATTATTTGAGCAAATTCATTAATAGGTGTTTTATTTGAATAAAATTCCGCCACCTGTTCTCCATTATATAAATTAATGATGTGGAAAGCAGAATAATCTCTATCCCGCCCCAAGGAAACATCAACCCCAATAATGTAATCAAACGAGGGGTGTGGGTCTTTCCAAACGCGCATCCGATTATTGTATTTAATATAGAAATCTTTGTTAGTGGTCTTATCTAGCCTACGCAGAACATCAGCATCAAGATAGGTTTCTCCTGTACCCAAAAACTCCATCTCATATTCTTGGAGCCACTTCTTTAAACCAATATTTAGGCGGGTAGTTTTTTCCCACTTATTTACATCATAATTAGGGTCTCGCTCTTTGTAGTATTCGTATAACCAAGTATATTCAGAATTGTAAGAGTACTCTGGGTGGTCTTGCCACCTTAGATCTATTACATTAAAATCGTTGGCCCCATTTACAGCATTTGTGTAGGTTTCATGATACCAATTCCCAGTACCGTTTACAGTAGAGAGAATAAGTACGCGACCACCAGTAGAAATTACTGGATAGGCGGAAGCCCAAATGGACTCAATATTTTCAATAAAGGCAGCCTCATCAACCACAAGAAGATATCCAGATAAAGATCTACCTGCGGTTTTGCTAGAAGGTCTTGAAATTACTCGGCACCCGTTACTGAGATACAAAACATGTTCGGTCTTTTTTTTAACCCCAGGCTTGAAAAATGAAGGAAGCTCCTCATACATTAATTTAATTCTACCCAAAACCTCTGTAGATTCAGTATCACCAATAGACAAGACAGGAATAGTTTTATCCTTGTCAAATATCATGATCCACAAAATATATCCACATGCCAAGGTAGTAATCCCCGCCTGCCTAAATTTACGAACTATATTAAACCTGTTTGTGCTAATTTGCTCAATAATATCCTCTTGAAAAGGATACAAATCAAAATTAACCTCGCCCCGAAGCTGGTGAATTACCTTCACATAAGTTTTAATAAAGTATACGGGGTCCTTCTGACACCGCTTAAATTCCTCTAGAGCCTCGCTTTTTGATAGTTTTCTCCAATCTACTAATTTCTTGTTGGGATTTATCATTTATAATCTATAATAGTTTATGTTAAAAAAGGTGTATGCACTTATCTGTACTAGAAATAACGACTTAGGGGGGGTAACAAAAAAATTAGTCTCCTATTTATCTAGGTGTTCTATAGACATAAAATTACTAGTAGATCAAAAATCTATCTTTTCCGCATACAAAAAGGGTTTTGATCACATCAACCCAAATGACGAAGATATTATCATCATGTGTCACGATGATATAGAAATTCTAAACTCAGAGAAAGAATTTATTAGTCTTTTATTAAAAGAACTAAAAGATGAGAATACGGGGTTTATAGGACCAGCAGGGACAAAATATCTAGGTAAGGACTCTATATGGTGGGATCATGAAAGGTGGAAAGCGGGGTATCACAGTGGGGCTGTTTTCCATACAAAAGAAGATGGAAAACCTTACCCAACAGAGTATGGGCCCTTATCCAAAGTAACAGCCCTAGACGGGTTATTCCTAGCAGTAACAGCAAAAAACCTAAGAAAAATAACCCTAGATAAACCAAACTACTTTAGTGGAGCATGGGATTTCTATGATATATATTACACAACTACAATGCATAAAATAGGACTAAACAACAGAACCTTCCCAGTTAAAATACAACACCAGTCGAACGGTGATCTTGTTGGAAGAGATTCTTGGCACTCCAACAGAGTAGCTTTTAGTCTAGAAAATGACAAGGACTTTCCGATCTATGTTTGAACAATTAATTCTTTGGGTACTCGCAGTAATAGGAATTACTACTATAGTAACACAGTCCGCTATTTTTAATCCCGTAAGGTTATGGTTTTGGAATAAAATTAAATTTATAGGACAACTAATGTATTGTACTATGTGTTTTGGGTTTTGGGTAGGCTTAGGTCTCAGTTTATTGTGGTACAGCCCTACCGAGAATTTTTTCCTAGATGCGTGTATCGGCTCCTCTGTATCCTGGTTTTCTCATTGTATTTCAATAAAACTTCTACAACATACTACCACTACTATTATGAAATATGAGCCACAACAACCTGCTCCTCCTGAACAACAAAATGGTGGCGGGTGTTGCGGCAAGCACTAATTTTTTAAAATTTTTAAAATTTTAATTTTTTGGGACCCCTATTTTTAGGAGTCCCTTTTTTTGAGCTTTTCTAAACTGGTCTAAGAAAATCGTTTTTATCGTGTTTATAAACATATAACTTCGTATACATAGGTAGCCAGAATGGGGTAGGAGTCCCGCGCTCGCGTTTTTTTCCGGTGAAGATATTCAAGTTTCTTTAGGATGTCGCAAAGATACCGGCGCTTAGTCCTAAACTCTTTATTGACAAGCACTTAGGGCGACAAATAAATCCGCCTAACCTATAGACATACCTCTAAGCATCGAGTACAATAAGGGCATGACATCACCATCCAGACCTGAAAATCTACAACTGATTGCCTTAGCGCAGTCCCACGGTCGCAACGGCTTCTCTTCCTTCCTCATTGGATACCTTCAATACATTGAAGGCTACCATCAAGACATGGGGCTTATAGCCCGCGAGTGGTTGGAACGCGAGGCACCTGAGAGGCTGGAGGCTTTCGACAAATATCCTGAGAAGCGCACATTTACATATTGACAACACCCTCTGAATAAGGTATACTACACACATGATTCGCACCCTCCTATTTCTTAGCCTTATCATCATATTCAACGAAGGCGTTGGTATTGCCGTCATGGCTGTTGCCCATATTACAGCCAAGGTAGGCCAAATAATAACCCTTATTCCCAACATAGTATAGGGAGAGCATTATGAAAGAAAATCCTTGGAACTTGATTCAGTGTGGGATTTGGATATGTGACAGGTGCGGCTCCCGCAACCTCGATCAAGAGTGGGTTTTTTATGCCCCCATGAACGAGGAAGGCGATGAGGAACAGATCATCGCAGGATCAACCCAAAACGATTTCTATTGGTGCAACACCTGTGAGGATGAGTGCACCCCAACTTGGGACGAGGGATAGGAAGTTGTAAAGGCACCGGCGGCTCACCCTAAACCCTTTATTGACAAGCACTTAGGGCCAAAAAAAAACCCATCTAGCCTATGGACATACCCCCAAGCAGCGATTACAATGCAGACATGGAAAACAACGAAACCCTTTGTGAAGGCTGTGGCAGCACAGATATCCGAACCCCGCAAACCTG